GCTTTAATTGTTCAACTTCCTGCTTTAATTGTGCATTTTCGACCGCTAAAGCCTCGTATCTATCTAAAATAAACCCCATAGAAGCACTATCTACGACCGGAGTAGGATTATCTGATCTAATTTCCTTTGCTATTTCATTCCTAAGCATTGTACCATTTCCGGAGAGCAACCAATTTGCGTCAATATCTACGCATTTCGCATATAATAATTCGTAGTCAACGCTGCATCTTGAGTACCAACTTGATAGAGTTTGAGGTGCAATTCCCAGAAATTTAGCAAAATCAGTGTTAGACTTAAAATTATAATATAATTTTAAATCGTTTAAAATCAATGGTATATGATTTATTTTACTCATTATGCGTAAATAATTGAAAAATAATTTTGATACTACGCAAATTGCGTATATATTTGCACTTTCAAATAGAAACACAATGCAAAGATAATGCACAACTAAATAAATTGTTCAAAAAACCGAAAAATGAGTGGAATAAAAAAATTGACAAAAGAAGAAATTAAACTGATAACGACTCTATACGTAAATGGGGAGAGGAGCAGAAAAAAACTTACAGCTGAAATTAATGGTAGGAGAGCAAAAAAGAATTTAAAGCAAATAAAATCTGTAAATACCATTAAAAACTACTTAGTCGACGCTGGAGTATATGTACCAAATAAATATGTACCTGTTTTCCTAAATAAAATATTGGTTGATCATACTGAAAAAACCGAAATAATGAAATTGCTCAATACCACATTACCGACTGTACGCAAAGCATTGAATGGAAAGTGTGGAACTGATATATCTATAAAAATAAGAAATACCGCCATTGAACGTGGTGGAGTTGAATATATACCAACTAAATAATAATACAATGAAAAACCTATTTATCGCGGTATTCGACAAATTACTGTCTGAGCCGACAAACACAACAATTTGTAACTGGGGACTGGCAGTGGCCGGAACTCTGTTTTTTGGAAACCTGATTATTCACTATTTAATACTGAAATTATGAAAACAATTTCTTTGACTGAAAAAAGCAATCCAGGAAATAACCTGAATTCAAAAGAATCTGTGATAAGTGCTTCAACTCAGAGCGAATTGCAAGCTTCTGATCCTTGGTATTACAAACTTTGTAAAACTGATAAACAACGAATGGAAGTTCAACAGGTTCAAGCGGTTCGAAAGGCACTTGGCGGACGTCCACTTTCAAGAAAAGAGATAATGAATAGATTAGCTGTTCAAGTTTAATGGCTTCAATTCCTACATGTTTGGAACCGAAGCAAGTAACTAAATTTTCTTTTAAAACGATTTTTCTCATAATGATTATTTTTTTTGAGTACAGCACAAAGATAATCAAATCCCGCAAAATAACACGATGGCTCAGGCTCGTGTGGATTACTTCAGGTTCGAGTCCTGAGCGGGAACAGCCCTAGGAAGCCACAAAACCCCTCCGCTTCGCTCGTCCCCTTGGGAAGGGGACATAAAGAGGGGAGATAAGTCAAAAAAGATTGCAATGACAACCGTGAAAGAATGGTGACAGCTCGGAGAGACGAGTAATTTTAAAATACTTACAACTATGGCAGTAGAATATTATAACGGTACAAAAGCGATTCAGGCGCGATTCCTTATTGATGAGGGAATTATGACAGCTGTCAATATCAAAAATCTTAGTCGTCGTAATCAGATTAATGTTGTTCGCCGTGGATGCCTGAACACGCCAGCACTTATTGACCTGAAAAGTATGCCTGAGCGATTCCGTAGGATTTTGGAAATGGACTATGCCGATATCATCAACAAACCAGCTGTGAATTTCCTTGCTGAACAGATTATACAAGACTCGGCAGCCATTGAATTTTATAGCAGCTATGAAATTGAGCCGGACAGATTCCTACCCCGCGATGTAATCAATGAATACTACACCAACGCCATTGTACTGAATGGAATACGCACTTTACTGAACTCACGCACCACCATGCGCAAAGCCCTGGGCGGAAAAACTACCGGACTTTGGGTTAATATAGCCAAAACTGTTTTGGATATTGACCGATCAAAATTTCCTCACACCTTACCGGCTAACGATCGCCGGTTGAAAGACAGATACAATCAATACCTGAAAGATGGCTACGAATGCCTGATACATAAAAATTTCTGCAATAAAAATAGTGGAAAAATAGTTGACGACAGGCAACAGGCATTTATCATTGAACTGTTGGCAGATCCGCGCAACCTGGATAATGAACAAGTGGCTTATATGTACAATATGGTAGCCACAAAAATGGACTGGAAAACGATTCAACGCTCGGCAGTGGCTGTTTGGCGCAAGAAATTTGCAACGCAGATTTATCCCGGTCGCCGGGGTTCGGTAGCATTCTCGAATAAGATTGCAATGCAGGTAAAAAGGTCGGCTCCTACATCTCCACTATATTATTGGACAATGGACGGTTGGGATGTAGAGTTGCTTTATCAGAAATTTGAAGACGGACGCACAACTTATCACCACCGGCCAACGGTAGTTGTAGTTTTGGATGCCATGTGTAAATATCCTATCGGTTATGCCATTGGAACTCACGAAACACCCGAACTTATCAAATCGGCTTTGCGAAATGCAGCCAGACATACAGCTGAATTATTTGGAACCAAGTACAGAGCTCACCAGCTACAAAGTGACCGATATGCTATTAAAGCCATGACTCCAGTGTATGAAATAATGGCAAAACACAGTACTCCCGCACGTGCAAAGAACGCAAAAGCCAAGATAATTGAGCCTTATTTCAACTCTATCAATAAAAAATACTGCCAATTAATGGCCAACTGGAGCGGATTTGGGATAACAAGCGACAAGGAAAAACAGCCAAATATTGAGTATTTGAACAAATATAAAAGCTCATTTCCTGATTTTGAAGGCGTTTGTCAACAGGTTACTCTGCTTATAGAGCGGGAACGTGAGGAAAAACGAGAACAAATGCTTGAAGCATGGGCACAGGTAGCGGAAGCGGATAAACTGATATTATCGACTGAGAGTTATCTGATGCAATTTGGCGAAAAAACAGGAAAGCGCAATATGATGACAGGTAGCGGATTGCATGTTACCATCAATGGAGTGAAGCGCGACTATGATAGTTTTGATTTAAGCTGGCGAAATCACGAAGATGTGCGTTGGGAAGTACGATATGACCCGGAAGATCTGACACAGGTAATGGCTGTGAATGAGGATGAGTCCTTACGATATCTACTTACTGAAAAATACGTGCAGCCAATGGCACTTAAAGACCGGAAGCCCGGCGACAGTGTGCAACTTCAACTTGTAAAGGATCACAACAAACAGTTGGAAAAACAGATAACAGATTTACGCGCCAAAAACATTGAAGCCATTACACCTATTTTGGAAATAATACCACAACTGGACACGCTTGGAAAATTATTGCTTACCGACAGCAAAGGACAACATAAAAATAACAGGAATGCGCTAAGAGGCAAGAGCCAAGAACCAAGAATCAAGATGCAAAATACTGCGGTGGATGTAGAAACTGACGAATTAGATCCTTATAAATTATACTAAATACAATACACACACATGGAAACTATTCAAAAACAACAAATTGTAATGACGCTTAACGGATACGTTGAACGTTTCGGGAGCCAAAATAAAGCGGCTAATTCTCTGAAAAATGTAAGTTCGGCAACTTTGAGCCAAATGGCCAACGGTAACTGGGATTTAATTACTGACGAAATGTGGCGCAATGTGGCTTCGCAAATCGGACATAAAGCAGAAAAATGGGAAGCTGTAGAAACCGGTGTTTATAAGCTGCTTAATCACCTTTTAAACGATGCCAAAGAAAATGCCCTGGTGTTTGCCGTAACCGGAAATGCAGGATCCGGAAAAACATTTACCGTTCGCCATTTTGCCGAAAACAACAAACAGGTTTATCACCTGTGCTGCAACGAATACTGGAATCGCAAAATGTTTATGGCCGAGCTACTAACCGCAATGGGAAGGGACTACTCAGGTTATACCGTTGGCGAAATGATGCATGAGGTAGTAAGCAACCTGAAGCGGATGGAAAAACCGATGCTTATTTTGGACGAGTCTGATAAGCTGAGTGACCAGGTGCTTTATTTTTTCATTACCCTGTATAATCAGCTCGAAGATGAGTGCGGAATAGTACTTTGCGCAACAGATCACCTAAAAAAACGCCTACAACGAGGTATCAAACTGAACAAAAAAGGCTATAACGAAATATGGAGTCGGTGCGGAAGCAAATGTATTGAACTGAAGGGATGTACTGCCTCTGATATTTCAGCCATTTGCACTGCTAACGGAATTACCGACCGAAACACTATCACAAACATTATTGAGGATTCAGAAAGCGATTTGAGACGAGTTAAAAGGAGAATTCACGCTGAAAAAAAGAGATGAACCCCTCCGCTTCGCTCGTCCCCTTGTAAAGGGGACATTTTAGAGATAGTTGGTAGTAAGTAGTTGGTAGTAAGAAGTAAATATGGCGATTAAGAGAGCATTCACAGTACAAAATATTTTTGACAAGAAATACGACCTTTTTGATTTTGAAGGCGAATGGTACGATGCTTTCGACCAACCGGAAACTACTGGCGTGTGGTTTATCTGGGGAAACTCGGGGAATGGAAAGACGAGCTTTATACTACAACTGATTAAGGAACTATCGCAGTTTGAGAACATACTTTTCAACAGTCGAGAGGAAGGAACCAGTCACACACTGCGTAAAAGCTTTGACAACTTCAGTATGGCAGACGTGAAAAAGAAATTGCTTGTAGTCAACGAGAATATGGAGGAACTAACCAAACGCCTGAAGCAAAAGAAAAGCCCTAAGGTTGTGATTATCGACTCGTTCCAATATACACAAATGAGTTATTTTCAGTATTTGCGTTTCCGGGAGCAGTTTCCCAATAAACTTATCATTTTCATAAGTCATGCCGATGGTAAAAGTCCTTCAGGGCGCAGCGCAAAATCGGTAATGTATGATGCAACGCTGAAAATATGGGTAGAAGGTTACCGGGCTTTTAGCAAGGGCAGATATATTGGCGAAACAGGCTATTTTACAATTTGGGAAAAAAGGGCAAAACAGTATTGGGGAGACTAAAATAAATAATCAACTTTTCCAAAGTGGAAAGAAACTTTGGAAAAATAAAAACCTACACACATGGCACAGACATTTATGGACAAAACAAAAAACGGGCTTGTAAAGAAGTTTCACACACTTATTGGAAAAGCCGGAGTGGATAACGAAACCAAGCTTATACTGCTGTCGGGGTATGGCGTAACAACGTCGGTAGACATGACAGTTGATCAACTGGTGGAACTTTGCGATACGCTCGACAAAATGGCCAATCCGAAAATTGACGAACTGGACAAACTACGCAAACGCGTGATGGCTTCAATTTACGGATGGCGTAAAGCACTGGGATGTACTACTAACGAACGAGAGGTGAAAGCAATAGCCTGTCGTGCGGCAGAGATACCGGAAGGTTACGGATTGAATGATCGGTTTAATTCGATAGGAAAAGAGAAACTCACGAACCTGATGCACGCATTCAATAACAAGTCTAAGGCTATTAATAACGTGGACATAATGACTCAGGAGCAGATTGATAAACTAACTACATTAAATTAATATCATGGAAGGAAAATCATTACAACAACAAATTGACGAGCTAACGGAATGGCTCGAAACTAATGAGATTGATCACCCGGATTATGACCGGAAGTTTTCGGAACTTAAAAGACTGGAGGAGCAGGAAAATGACGACGAACAAAATTGATTTCCCAATTGGGGATATGTTTCAAATCGGCGAACAGATGTTTCAAGTCACTACGCCGGATAATAAAATATCGAACTGCTCCGGTTGCTATTTCTGCCAACCATGGACAAATACACTACACTCAGAATGTCACGCACCGGACGGAATAAGGTGCAGTTTTCCGAATAGAATTTTTAAAGAAGTAAAATGACCTCCCATAACCCCTCCAAGGAGGGGAATAGTGGGTAGAATAAGTAAAACATAAATAATCAACTTAATAAAAAACAATGGCAAGAGAAAAAAAGGTAGTTCACACCGGAGTGAAATCAGAAGAAATGGAAGCGGCATTCAGCGAGTATGCAATAGCTGACGCTAAGCTTCAGAAAATTAATGCAACCATCGATGTAGCGATGACTCAGATACGTGAGAAATATGCTGACGATATTGCAAAACTTACTGATAAAAAGGATAAGGCATTTGATGTGATTCAAGCCTTTGCAGTGGAAAATAAGGACGAACTTTTCAGCAAGAAGAAAAGCATGGAAAGCGTACACGGAACATTCGGATTCAGAACCGGAACTCCGAAACTCAAAACGCTGAAAGGGTTTACATGGCCAGCGGTAA